GTGAGGAGACTATCTCTGGTTGGAGATGGGATAGAAAGGTGATAGGTGGTGATTTTCGGCCAGCCTCTCGTCACCAGACTTACCTCGGCGGACATGCTCACGGCCTGCGCGACGGGACAAAGCTTCTGGATTGGCAGAGTGGTACTCTCGATGGATGTGGGTACAAACAACTTCGTTTTACCCAGAAGGGACATCGGGTACAATGGGTACCCCAGGTAGAAGTCGGGGAATACTCCACCTACTGGAACCGTCGTCCGCTGTTCTCTGACTACTCTATGAGTACCAATCTAACTACTGATGTAACTATGAACGACCGGTACATTATAGCTCTTCAAGATGAAGAGCTATCTCAGGTGGTACTTGGTTCTTTATTCGTGGCAATCTGGAAGAGACTTGATGATTTCACTCTGATGACAATCGTAGAGTACCAGCAAGTAGGGGAGTTCACTCCCCTACCGGAGTATGGGAGCACACTAGACGAAGATGGGAATGTTGTCTGGGCACAGGTGTCGGATATCCATAATGAGTACACTATAGATGATGATCGTTTAGTACAATTCAATAATCTTAAATGTATTGAAGTTGCTATAGACGACCTCTATGAAGATTACATCGAAGACTCGTGGGAAGCTCATGGGCCAAACTCTGATGATGGTAGGACTGTTTTTGCTAACTATTTTCCTTTTGAACCTTATAGCGTTAGGGTCGCGACGGTAGATAGCGCAGGGGATCATATAATCTGGGAGGAAGTAACTTCATTTAGGACCTCCGCGCCTGGCGATCGACACTATGTAGTCAACTACGATCTTGGCACTATTCGAATGGGTGGGTTTAGGGCCTCTCCTCTGATCCTTAAGACTGGCATAGATACGAACGATACAGAGATCCTTGTGTACGTAGACGAGGAAACCTTGGATGACTATCCAGATCAAGGTGTAATCCTTATCGGCTCTGAGAAAATCTTTTATGCTGAGCGCGGATATTCTGGCTTCTACCAGTGTACAAGAGGTTACGATGGTAGCACTGCTGCCGTACATGCAGTGGGAGTCGAGATCCAAGACACTAGACATGGCTTTGGAAATACTGACGAGATCTATATTTCTTATCGTGCTGTGCCACGAGTAGATATGGAAGTCACTGAGCACCAGTTGCGCTCTGCGAACCGCAGTCAGTGGGTGGACGTTCGAGCTTCTTCTAATGTCGAGACTAATAACATTCTTCAGATCCTTTCGGCTAATATCAATCTTGCCGAACTGACTCTAGAGATAGACCGACCCCTTATTGGGGGGACTCTCTATGGCCCAGTCTATTATGGAACTGACTCGGGTAGACTTACGGCTACGGGATTAGACTCAAGAGGTAACCCCGTAGAGGATATTGATATCACTATAGAGATACTTGATGGAACGGGTCTTCTAGATGGAGAGAGCACTTCTATAACTAAGTCGAGCAACTCACTCGGAAAGATATATGGTGCTTTCCATGCGCCATATTCCGATGCAGAAGTTGCATATGATATTACTTCTGTCACCCATGATGCTGGCAATACTCTAATGGAAGTTAGTGGGCTACCCCTTGGTATTTCTGTTAGTGACATCTGGGTTTTCCAGGTTCTTAAGAGAGATCCATTCAGGGGCACAGTCGGCAAGCCCGGCACTATCGCCGCAAGCGGTTTGAGCGGTGCCCCAAATGGGGACTCTTATATTACGATTGAAGGGCGATACGATGACAACTATCGTGATGGGAAGATCTATGTTTTGACTACAGCAAATATCAAAAGATCACATACTATCGTTTATTCTGAAGTAATAACGAGCCCTATAAATGGGCATGTGAACACTCGAGTATTCGTTGAGGGGACATTCCTTCCAGTCACCTATACCGGTCAGCCAGCATGGCTCTTGACATCTGAAGACATAGAGTGGGATCCTGTAGAGAAAAGGGGGCAGCGGGTCATACTCTATGAGTGGTCTACTGATGCTACCCATCCTATTACTGATGACCCTGGTGCTTATACTCCTGTGCATCCGAGTAGCATTTCTGGGACTACGCTAACTTTTGATAGTCGTGAGCTAGCAATTCCTGATGCGAACGATGATACTGTAGAACTAGGTGCTTATATGATTGTAGCTCCTGGTGAAACTACTTTTGTAGCTTCTGCCCAAGACCCTTTCACAAATCTAACAGTTACTTCTAATCAATTGCGGGTTCGTGTTTCTTTGCCCCAGAGTCTTCTTGGGGTTGATTCATCTGGCGCTTTACCTGTACCATATGGATTCAAGTTCGCTGTAGATGAATATAATCTTGGCTCCGGAATAGGAGGAGCGAACTTTATTACTATAAACCCGCGCGCTAGTGGTATTAACCAATTTACCTTTACAGGGACGTTCTAATGGCTGATTCTTTACAACCAGGTATTAAGGTAGCTCCTACCTTTGTTGATGGAGAATCTTCTCCTGCAGCCAAGTTTACTTCTATTGGCGCTCAGCTTATGAGGGCAACACGTAGGCTTGAGTTAGCTTTTGGGGATGCTCATGATGAATCCTATCCCTATAGTTCTTTAAATGACGCTAGACTTTCGGTTGAGTGGGGGCGGTCCAGAACTACTGATGCTGCACTCTCGGGCACTGCCACTCGTTCATTAGATATTGCTAATTTAGCTCGTCTCATCGGGCCTGCTTCGAACTTGAATCCTAAACTTCCGGCTGGAACAGTAACTATTACTGAAGATATCCCTGCTGATGTTCATGAGTTTACACTTAAATACCCTCCGGTTTCTATAACCTCAAGTGATGATACTGCTATCGATGTTGGGCAAGTCCAGACCGATCCAAGCGATCTCGCTACTGATGGTGATTTCTATGTAGATGGCAGCACGATCTACACTTATCGCATTACTAACGGTGATACGATTACCTATACACTTACTCCTAGCGCTTGGGGGAGCGGACCAAACTACACTGGGGCAACGTTTAATGTTATTCCTGATCTGAATCAGCTTGAGGCTGGCGGAGATGGTTGCACTGTTAGCCCCACCTTAGATGGTGATGGCCGTCACACAATTACACTTCCTGTTTGTACCCATCTATCTTCCACACGGAATGGTCTTCAGGTTGCTCTAGGATCATATGAACCCTTCTATAATGAACAAATTATTCTACCTAGAGTACTTGTAGATAATTATGCTTCTGAAGAAGTCATCCCCGCTGGGTTTATGTACCTCCGGAACTGGACTACCGGCGAAGTATACGATGATGCTGTCTATTATTACTCTGCAGAGGATACTGTTCTGATCAGTGGCGTTAACCTCGAAGACGAGGTGGCTGCTGGAGATCTCTTTGTGTTGGTCACTGTTGGCACTGATATCTGTACTTCGATTGATGATTTACGCCAGAAGATGGCTTATCATACTCATGATCGAAGCTTTGGAGAGAGCGCTATTGATGCCGAGGATATAGTGGGCTGGACAAAGGAGGCTCCTGATAGCGGACAGTATACGAAGAGTAATATCCCTGGAAACTATGCCCCTCAGTATTTGCATAGAGATGGTTATAACTCAGGAACAGATAGTGGCTTAAATGACGAAAACGTTATGCGTGGTGACTTGGCTCTTGGAGTAGAAGGAGCCACTGCTGGAAATTACACAACAGATTCTGGGTCTAGCTTCAAGTTACGATTCCTTGGTGCAAACATAGGTGGGCAGAATCCATATATCCAGAAGAATTCTAGTGGAGCTTTAATCTTAGATGCAGATATGGATGTCGTAGGAGATTATTACGACGACCCGAACCTAAAGGGCATTCGTGTTAAGAATGGATATTTCGTCCCTGAGAAGGGAGTAGTTAGTGGACTGAATTCATCTCTAGGAGAGTTTAGCGCAGAGCTTCCTACGAAGATGCTATCTGTAAAACTACAGGAGGCTACCCCTACGACTTCAACAAACGGAACGTATGACCTTACTGCTTATGGGTTGAGTTCAGTGGACCATATACTACTGGGGGCAATTGTGCATACAACACTTACTGGAACTTACACCTTTATAATTCCCCCTAACGCGACAAGCGGGTATGCTACTAACTATGAATGGGACTATAAGATGGGTCTCGAAACCTCCGGAAGCCCTTTTGTTCTTACTATTAGATGGATCGGAAGCTTGTGGACGGGTTCCCCGGGGGCTGATATTCACGTAACAGTATTTTTTGCTGAAAGGGTCTAATGGCTCAGATTACTCTAGAACTACTAGCTAATAGCTCCGAGATTTTGTCTTGGGGGGTACCACTTTATGTACATGTACATAATAGAGTGGAGCAGTTTGTTTATCTAGACAAGATCAGAGATGGTGCCGCGCCTATTGCTTATATAGAGAATCAGCAGTTAGACAGCCATAGAAATCTTCATGTTGTTAATCGCAGCTATCAGATCCCGGGCAACTCTATTAGCAAGATCTATCAGCAGGCAAGCTGGGATAAGACTACAAGCTCATCCTATAGCTCTATCTATAAAGATCTATTCATCACCAATAGAACTTACATAGATGAGAATGGGAAAACTCAGCCTCTATTTTTCAAGCATGTGCTTCCTGAGAATACATTTTCAGTAAAGCTACAGATGGTTTCGGCCGGGGAGCGACAAGCCGTTCAGTCGGGATATTCTTTTACCTCTTTAGACTCTGCTCTTTATACCAACTATCAGAATTTCTTTGATCCTGACACAGGGGCCTACAAGCTGTTCTTTGTGCATAGCGTCGATACCTCCGGGAACTCAACGCATGTTCTTTTGAATCCGGAGTCTGCAGTAGCAGAAGGCACTTGGGAGGATATCGACTTAGATACTGGTGATTGGAAGGAAGGGCGGATAGTCTATAATAAGACTACCAGCTCGGGAACCACTTACTACTTCAGCGAGAGTGGAACTTATTATACTAAACCAAAAGATACTTCTCTTATTATTCCTAGACTCCCTTACGGACGAGAGCCAACAGATCCTTGGTATATGAGATTCACGGCAGGGGAGATTACGACATCTGTTAATGGTGCTGCACGCCGCTATTACGTTCCCGAGTATGAACTACAGAATTTCTTCCCAAGTAAACCTTATGTTTATTTTCCAGAAGCTTCGTTCATGTATGTTAACGAAAGGGTCATTGCCGCTAACAGGGGGCATCTCAAGATTGATCCAACGGCAAGTCTTCATGTAGAGTTATATATCTATGATGCGGATGGGATACTTATTCGCGCCTTGTCTACGAATACCGGGCTTGAGGGGACACGCTACTCTAACACTGAAATCTTTTATGAGACGGATAAGATTCTTTCCTGGGATGAGGATTCTGGCAAGATAGCCCTAGGCATTAAAGCCCTTCCAAGCTGGACTATCAGTGGGAATATTTTCTATGAAGCTGATGACTATCAGTATACTTCAATAGACTTGAATCCCTTAGCGAATAAGACCCTCTTGGACCAGACGGTAGTATTCTACTTGGTTCCTGGTGTAGATTCAGAAGACTCTGCAATTCATCATCTTGTAGTAGATCAGTCTGGAGTAATTACGGCTTGTAGTCAAGGAGAGGGGTTCGCGCATTCTTCGCTTAAGCTTCTTTTTGACGATGGGAGCTATAACAACAGTACTGTCATAGGTATGCCCTATATCAGTGGCGATATAAACGAAGATACCTTTGTTACTTTGTATACTGCCGGAGCAGATAATGCCAATGGCTATTGTATCCTTGCTGAAGTCTCTTTCCTAGATCGTAACTTTCCAGAAGACCAAATAGTCTATGATGTCAGGCGCGAGGGGGCTATCATTTCACCTTCTGCTTTTGACGATGTTATTAAAGCTAACCCTAAGATTCTTCAGAGTGTCTTGGGTTATGGAGAGTTCGGCGAAGAGATTCCACGCAATGGTGTCGTGGTTTTTAATGTGCCCCTTACAGTCCTGTCTGACTACGGTGGCGATCTCAGTGAATCTGATGTTAAGAAGTTGATTACTCAGCACTTAGATTCTGCTGTTTATCCTCTGATAAAATATGACTATCCAGTATCTGAAGTAGACGTTGATGCGACTGTAACAGAGGAGTTAACTCTGTCTTGGACTTGGGAAGGCCCCAATCAGACGTATGAGCTTCTCCGCAGAGCTAACCCGACAGATGCTTGGGAAGTAATAAATACCCTTATAGCGCCGCCACGCGGCACGTTAACTCATACCGATAGTGGACTCGATGTAAATGCTGTATATTATTACACTGTCAGAATTACTGAGAATGATATAGTATTCCCCAATGGTAACAGTGTAGCAGCAAGGGTGCGAGCATGAGTGTACATGATTTAATGTTTGAGATAGTTTCGTCTTCGGAGACCATCTACGATCCTCTTGGTGTTGTAGCTGATACTCCTATAGAGCTTCGAGTGACGAACATGGGAACGGAAGACCTTACTGATTTGGGGTTCTATCTTGTTCCTTCTGCATCTTTGGGTGATGCGGATAATCCGTCAGGGGTTCCTGCCGAGACTGATTATCAGGATATTTTGACTTGGGGACAGGCTGTCGATCTTGGAGAAGAACTTACGGGTGGCCTCAAAATTACATGCGATCCTGGAAGCGGAGTAGATACTTTCTACTTCACTAGATCCGCCGGTGCCTCTGAAACACTTAAGCTTCCCTTGGCTGATTTGGATGCTGGCGACTCGACCACTTTTACACTTGAACTAGAGACACCCCCCGGTGTAGCTTCACGAAGATTCTATGTAAGCCTTGTTCTGGAGTAAGTCATGCCTTTGAAACTAACAGATGCAATAGACTTCACAGTAAGTGAGCGAAAGGCTGCGAGGAAAAGAGCTTCAGATATATCTGGTGTGGACCTTGCAGCTCGGAGACTAGACCAGTTAGAGGAGGGTTTTCTTCAGAGTAAGCAGGCTCTCGAGCCTCGAAGAGATATGGCGGCTGGAGGCCTAAGTAGCTCGGGGAGCGAAACTCTTTTCGTTAAGAATGCGAAGTATCAAGCTGCGCTCATGGCAGATAAGACTGACACACTTGGACAGCATATCTTTCGGAGTACGCAGGAAACCTTTACTATCATTGATGGTATTGAGCGAGCCGTAGCTTCTCTTGAGTCTGATGTGAAAGAGAGCGAATTAGAAATCAAAGAAGGATATTCGAAGGTACACTACAATGCTTTTGTACGACATATCGACGCCGATGAAGACTTCGAAACTATCCCTCTTAGAAGAGACCCGAAGACAGATGTGCCGTTCCTATCCGGGCATATTTGCGAAGTAGATTCCGGGCATGGGATTACCTTGCCCCTGGTGCATGAAGAGTTAATTGTGTTCTCAGATGCTGTTCTTCTCTCAGAAGAAACTGATAGAGGGGACACAGAGAATCCTCTTATTCAGACCTCACCAAGAAATCTCTTTCTAAACGGTGAGATCTTTCGGTATTCTATAGTCAAGAGGGAGTTTGATGAGACTTCTCGACTCTATACCTCTGGAGAGGTTACTTGTACGATCCAGTTAGAGCTGGCTGCGTTACAACTAATCAATACTCTTGTCATTGAACCTGCTGCTACATCTTCAGTATTCTTAACTGACATAGATGTCCTTTCTGACGATAACACTGAATTCGATTTAGAGATCGATGTTCAGGAACTTAAGAAGAGAACGGTTATTACCTTTGACGCCATCCGTGCTCGGTATATAAACTTTACCTTCAAACAGTATGCTCCAGTAGAGCGAACCCGTGTTGTTATTAGCGATCAGAGAGCTGCCAAGCTCAATGAGCTACTGGAGTCCTCGGGATTCACAGGAGCCGAGGAAGAGGCCATAGAGACTGTTTACGGGGCGGTCTACGACTTCTCTATGAAGAGTATCAAGGGGTATCTAAGAACTTACAATAGTACTGGTGTATTTAGTTCGGCTCCTATAGCGGCAAGGAACCTTATAGCCTTGAACCTAGTAGATGATATTGAGCCTCCGACTACTTGGGAGGCTCCGTATAGCTATGGTGCTGGCGGCGTGGATCCTTTAATTGAACGTTATGTCTTTGTTGATATGAAGACCCCTGATGGAGTCACTATCATGAGAGGCGCGGTGCCTCTTCGCTCTGGAAGCGAACAGAGAGAGGGGCTTCCTCTTTTTGGTAAGACCTCGAAGCTTTCACTCTATCCCGATGTCTATAAGGGTCTATCGAAAGCAAGAGTTACCGCAAGCTACAATCTTGGGGTCTGGTCGGTCTCCTGTCCAGATGGTATTCCGGGCCTAGCTGGCAAGCCCACTCTTTCTCCTCAGTCAGATGAAGACTTAAGATTTATTGGGCCTGATGGCTCTGAGCTTACGCAGGCCCCCCCAGTTTACACAAAGATATCTTCTACTAGCTTATGGATAGCTCCTGCCGGTACAGGTAATCGGGACGCTATCACTGCTGCTACGACACCATATCTTTATGCGTTCTTTGCTTCTGAGCAGACTAATCCAATTACCGTAAAGGAAGACACAACTACTCTTGTTCTAGGAACTGATTATCAACTCTCTTTTGATCGTGGCGCTAGCTGGGTAGACGAAATCCCCTGGGGGAGAAGCCTTGTAGATGGAAACATAGCTGGTAATGTGTTGGTAAAATTTACGGATCCAGACTATGATAAGTTTTACAGTGTTGAATACGCTGTAGCGAAAGATCAATGGCTGGAAGATAGCAAGACTATTAAGCTAAAGAACTTCAGAACTATGGTTGATTCCGCTCGGAAAAAGAATGTTTGTGATCTTCACACTATCTATATACTCCGTGGCTGGAACACCAGTACCTACGTTACTCCTCTAATAGAAAACTATTCTTTACGCCTCAGAGAGCTGAATGTCAGTAAGTAATATTAAAGAACGAGTATACGATATAGAGATTGCAGGTCTTAGGACAGTGCTTCCTGAATTTGTATTCCGGTGGCAACTTGCGGGGACTGCCGAGGCGAAGGTAGCTATTGAAGGCGAAGCTATGGCCTGGATAGAACAGTTGCTCGATGATTCTATTCCAGTGCCCTTGGTGAAAGAAGGGGATTCCCTAATACTGGAAGATGCGCTTCTGGCACATAGGAGATATGTGGGATTGACCCAGTTGCTCAGAGGTAGCTTTCAGGCGCTAACAGATCTTTACATACAATATGAGAATACGAAGAAAGTTAAACTCCTTGACATCACGGCGAAGTTGAAGAGAATTCAGCAGAAGAAGGCATCACTCTCTTTCGGGCAGGGAGAAGTAAAATATGCTTTGATAGATAGTTTCTTCAATCAGGACTGGCTCATTGAGAAGTTCTTGTCCGATAAGGTCTGCGCTCTTCATCCGGCGCAGGGGATAGTCACTCTTCCTATTCAGAGCAAAGTTCAGCCTCGTATCAAAAGTGTCATTATTGGTGCGGGCTCAAATGGAAGTCCAGGAAACTCCGATGTAGTTGTTGACACAACTATTGGAGACACTTCGAACATTCTGGATGGTTCAGATAGCACCTGGTTTGAATATGAACGTATGGATACTGGTCCTTGTCGTTTGGTTTTAAATTTTGAACTTGAAGCCAGTCAGATTCTAAATTCGTTACAGCTAGTAGCAGCTAATCTTTCTGGGCTTTCTACCTTTGAAATAGAGGATATAGTTTTTAGTGACTCTGGAACGGAGAGTATCAGTATTAAGAAGCTAGTGAATAAAGACCTACCAAAGTCTTTCTGGTCTTGTAACGGGAGCGCGGCTGACGGCTATTGGGATGTAGTCTTCCTTCCTGTTAAGGCAAAGACATTTTCTCTTCAACTATTACAACGTACCTCTACTAAGATTACAACTGTAAGTGCTGATCTTAGGCATGTCTCGAGGGACCGATATGGATTAGGGATAAAGGAGGTCCGCGCTTTTTCTAGCAAGTATGTACGCAATGGCCAGCTTGGGAGCGTTGCTAGAGAGTATCCAGCGGGTCTCTTCTTAGCTCAAGGAACCTCTGAAGTTCATCCTCCTTCTCCTGATTTATACAATCTGTATTTCGAGACCTCTCTCGATGACGGAGCCTCCTGGTCTCAAAGAGAAAATATAGATTCAGGGAAAACCAAAGCTTTATTCCTTGAAGGAGAGGGGGGTGATATTCTCTGGAGAATAGGACTAGAAAGACAAGACGAAAGCTTCCAGTTTCTAAGTAGTCTCTTCTCCACAGAGAAGACTCTGAAACACACAGAGTCTTTACTGAAGAGTTTCTCCCGGTTTAATTCTCCGGTGTCCATAGCACTCAAAGAGAAACCCTCGGAAGCTAAAGTCTTCCTAATGCAACCCAAGATCGCCCGACGGGGAGATAGGCTTAGTGCTGTCCCTATCCATAGGAACATGAGTCTTACCTCGGCTGTGAAGGCACCGATTAATTTACTTAATTCTACTCTAGATGTGAGTGCCTTCCACCTATTCGTAAACGGTACAGAGTACTCCCTTAATGAAGATAACACCTCGCTAGGTGTGGGCGAGTGGTCATTCTCTGATGATTACGAAGAGCTTTTATTCGCTGATGATCTTAGTGTTAATACTCAGGTGAGATTCGTTCTCGATCCAGAGCTAATGGTATTCGAACAGCGAGCTGATGGTTATTTCCATCGAAGCGAATTCTTGTTTGACCCAGATAAGAAGAACATTAAGATTGCTTTTCTTTCAAAGGATACCAAAAGACTTAATAGGCTTCTTCCTCGGGATAAAAGGATTATCCCTTTGGGCGTACAGTTCATTGAGGATGATAGTATTAAAGTCACTAGCAGCGATGGAACCGAGCTGGACTTAGTTAGCTCTAGAGCTGATGTTGTAGCTACCACTGATTGTTATGTTGATTCGATTAATGGCGTTCTTTATCTACAAGCAGAGAGCGCTGAAGAGCAGTATCGCATCTCCTTAAATCATCACACTCCAGTTATCTTTAAGGATGAGAACTATGAGATTGTTTACGACAATCTCAAGCCTGTAGGTATTTTGATTGGAGCTTCAGTCTTTGAAGCAAAGACAATGACAGAGACTGCATCGAACGTAACTGAAAAGGTCGTGAATCCGATTACTGGTGTTTACGAAACTCGCGATGCCCTCTTCCCTAGTACAGTAGATGCTTTGACTCTTAGTGAGAAGCCAGTTGTTCGGGGAACTCTAACTGTTAGCTCGGATTTTATTGAAGACACTACCTCTCCGGAAGAGACTGTTTTTATTGATGGGTATAGCGAATTCTTGGGTCTTATCGAGATGAATAGAGAGACTACTCCGGCAGCTGAAGCAGACGGCTCCGGACTTATCTCGTTCACACTTGCGGCAGGCGCCTTATGGTTCTCAGCTTATGCTGTTGTTTTTGAAGATACAGATGTATTCAGCAATCTTCTTGGCTCTGTCCCTACTGGTGGTAGCGCAACAGGAGACTACTATGTTAGCTCTACTGGCGTGGTTACTGTAAAGGCGCCGGCTGGGATTACCGAGCAACAGTTTAGCTACTTTTATAAAGATCCTTATTTCAATCCAGATCGGAAGTATTCTGTTGATTATTTAAATGGTAGGGTTTATTCATATGCCAATATGAATTCAGCAGCTTCAGTTACTTATAAAGTAGCTACATACATTATGTCTTACGACGTTGCTGAAGAAATAAAAGATTTTACTTATGATTCCAACACGAATACTGTTTCAGTAAAGACTGAAGGTCTAAGAGAAATGAACAACCTAATAAAGGTTATCTGGGAAAAGTCTCAGGGCGCTGCTCAGATAGCAGAGTTGAAGGACTACTTCTCCCCTCTACTTACTTCAATTAGCCTAGAGTTCGCCTAATGAATATCTCTGAAGAATATAAATCTGCTATTCGAAAACGAGTAGTGACAGAATTTATAGAAACAAATAGTCGGGCTCCGACTGAGGCGCAGCTGAGAGAGCTGCTTAATGAAGCCTACAAGACTTATAGTGCTATAGATGAAGTTGGGTTCTCCGGGTTTGATTTAGAGAGGCCAGGCTATAGCCACGCAAGCTCAGCAGCGATTGAGAATACTAATAGAAAGGCTTTAGCTCTTGACCAAGAAGTACTCAGAGATCGGCTTAATGGACTCTCTGATAAGCTCGAGAACTCTTTTAGAACTTTCCTCTCTGTCCTTTCTAAGAATTATCGGAATCTTTCCAGGCTTGAGAGCCGGATAGATTCGTTGCTTCTTACTCAAGGAGCTAGCGATACTTTTCTCGCGGGAGTTGAAGAAGAATTTGACTCTCATCAATTCGTAGACTACGCAGCAACAGATGCTACTGTCGCTGACGGATACGTCACGATTGGTAGAGGGGGGTATAGTCAGCTAGACCTCACTGAAGCTAATATGAAGTATACTGTGTTAGCTCCTCAAGGTATTCTCTCTAAGCGGACTTCTTCTGGAATAGAAAGTCTGCTAGACGATGATGGGAAGTTTTGGGAGTATATCCTTTATACAGATTATGAGTCTGGAAGAATTACCTTGGCTATCGAGGTTGAATTTTCTGAGGCTAAGTATGTTTCTGATATTAGACTTGGACTATCCCCCTCCTCGGTAACCAAGAAAATGGTAGGGAATTTCTTTGTTTCGATTGACGGGAAAGTCTTTACCCCTGTAGGCGTGGCGGACACCCCATTAGAGAAGCAATCATTCCTTTTGAATATAGGTCAGCATGGAGTTAAGAAGCTCCAGATTCTCTTATCGAAGGATGCCTATGATACGAAGTCTCCCGATAATAAACAGAGTATCTATACCTTCGCGCTAGACTCTCTCAAAGTCTATTCGGATGAGTATAAGAATCTTCTTTCTACCGTAGTTTGTGGACCGTATCCTATAACTAGTCTGGACGGCGAAGCTATTGCTTTCTCAAAGGCAAAACTCAAGGCTTGTACTTATGAGCCCGCTGGCACTTCTGTCGATTTCTATTTGTCGAACGATGGAGAAGTGTGGACTTTCTGCTCCCATGATAGTAGTTCTGGGGATCTTGTCTTCTTCGGTTATCCTGGATTCGAAGAGAGTATAGTCGCTCAGTCTGGCTCTGAAGATATCGGTGTTTTAGTAGATGATGATGAAGATGTTTTAGCTTTAGATTATGCTACAGAGGCTACACTGAATGGCTATATTAATGAGGATTACTCAGATAAAGTTCCTTTAGAAACTATTGTGATCAAGCGAAATGTAAATGAAGATTATGATACTTCTATTATTCTTGGGGCGGAGCGTGGGTGGACACTAGACTCGGTGACGAAACGTTATTCGACAACTGTCTATTTAGGGGCTAGCGAAGGCCGGATAATTGACTTTGGACCTAGGCCCGTTATTATGAATGGGAAACCAGTTAGTGGTCTTGTCCGTGTCCTGCCAGGGTACACTGTTTTTCAGGTCGATGATATAAACTTTGGGATAGTAAGTAGCGGAATAACTGATCTTACTTCCCTCAAAGCTGCAGACCCTCTATACCCTTTCAACCATAAGCTTCTTATTTCGGGATATGATTACCCTAATTCTTTCTCAGGAGAGAAGGCCTATTTGGGATTGGATGAGTTCTTTGGAGTAAAGTTAAGGTATATGTCTCCTGACTATTTTGCTTTCTTGGAGCCAACTGATCCTAATTACTTTAAAGTCTTTACCATTGAAGAGGTAGATGATAGGCTTTACTTTAAAGTAAAGGTGAATAAAACTGATGCTTCCTGGTCGAATGAACTCTTTGGTATGAGTTGGATTTTCCAGGACTCTAGTAGTTCTCAGCTATGGGTGAAGGCAATTTTGACTTCAGATAGTAAACAGAACACTCCTAAACTAGAATCTTTTTCGGTACAGGTGATATAAATGTCCAGCTTAGCAAATGAACTTCGTGAGATTCAGCAGCGAGTAGGTATCAACGTTGGTAAGTTGCGCACAGATAGTGAGCGCGCTGCCTTCGTAACCAATGTTCGTGCTGATATTTCAAATATAATCTATCAGCATAACACTATAGTTAAAGCTATTTTTGCCACTTTGCCTGATGGTATATTGGATGTAGGTCTTGATGGTGCTCGCTTATTCACTGATACCGAGGCTACAGAAGCAAGTGGTCCTACTTATTTTAGTCCCGATCTAGCTAGAACTTTAACTGTCAAAGAATCTTTTGATGTTATTGTCGGAGAGCTTGGAAGGTTAGAGAACTCTATTGCAGCAATAGATACGGCATCTGCTTATGATGACAGTGCTTTGGTATCTGCTGTAGATGAATTGGAGTATAATGATACTCAGTTTGTTGAAGATGTTATGGGACCAGACTATGTCTTGGATGGTGACGGGGCCCCCAACTTAAGCTATCCGCTTTCACAGATAATTGATGCGATTGGTGCATTCTTCTCTGGCTTCCCCGGGACAGGAAACACTTATGCGGGCGCATATCCTGCGCTTTCTTTTACTGGAAGCACTCTTCAGGGCTCATACGACTCTGGAACAATAGATGCTGGCGCCATTGAATTAGAGAATGCGAAAGGGCATATCGTTATCAAAGACGATAGCAGCAGCCCCCTTGATCTTTATTTAGAATGGGAGAATGATAGCAACGTTTCTAAAGGGCAGATAGATGTAGATGGTTTACATCTGAGAACAAATGCGACTAGAATCAAGATGGACAAGAAAGCATCCGACCCTGTTGATGATGCTGATACCGGAATGATTTATGTAAAGGACGATGCTGATTCAAAAGCAGAACTCTATTATAGAAATGATGACGGTGGCGATGTAGCCACTCAGGTTACTCGTGGCGGGAGAGTAACAGAAAAGGAAATTGGCTGTGACTGGTTTCCCGCTACAAGCCTAAGTATCTATGGTGGAGCGCCATTTGTTTCGCTTACTATAGGAACTCCCCCTGCAACTGATATGATGTATCAGATAGTAGAGTGTGTTGGAGCAGTTAATGAGACTGTCTGTTACGGTAACCTTTTAGTTCCTGTAGACGAAGACGGGTTTGCGCCCTCTCGTATGCGGCTAACGATTCTAGCCGGACCCTCTACGAACCCCGCGTCAAACGGTTTTTATACCTTGACTCTATTTACGAATGACAGTACAGCAGGCTCTGGCTCTGACATAGAGCTTATCTCTAGTGGGATGAATGCCGTTCCAGTTGCTTGGGGATCGGCTGGAGGTAGTACTCCTGCTGAAGTTGTAATGCCTGGACACCTCTATCGTATAGATGAACATACGTATGACCTGGATATTTCTGGGTCGGGGGGCCTTGTTCCTTTCAAGATCAAAAGAGATCCCCTTGCTGGCTCTGATACGTTCACTGGAAATGTTGCTATCTATGGAGTGCGCATTACCTGGTGGAGATAATGTATAAGTATCTACTCTCCTATCCTCTTGCTTCTTGTTGCATAAAGAAACAAGGGGGAGGTATAGGCGACAGTCTGATGCTGGAGTACTCCGTTGCTTTTCTAAGGAGGGAATTCCCGAGAGCAAATATACAAGTGGCTTATGGGACGGCTCATGAGGCGGAGTATTTTAGCGGCCTTCTTCTCGAGGAGACGGACTTTAGAAAGTTTTCTTTCGTGACTGACGTTACGAGAGTAGGCGTCTTTTATGAAAGACCTGGAGCCCCTGTAAAGAACCGCATAGACATCTACCGAGAAGCCTTGGGGAGTCCTGGAGTGCGTTCTCCTCTGATAAGGCAATCGCCAGTTTTATGTCCTGATGAATTTATTTCTTTGCATCTTAGTTCAGATGACCCTAAGCGGTCCTGGGCAATAGAAAATTATTATGAGTTAATAAAAAAGTTTTCTAAAGAGACCTTTGTTATTTTAGATTCGCTGTATAGTCTCGATGAAATTGCGTTTTTAATTTCCAGAAGCAAGCTTTTTGTCGGGCCTGATTCTCTGCATATGCATATAGCTGGATTGTTAGGAAAAAGATCAATAGTCTTATTTGGACCTTCTGTTCCTGAAGCTAGAATAAACCATTACAAAATGATAGAAGCTCTCAAAGACCCTGGCTGTGAGCATTGTTGGCATCAAGAGTGCTTGCGTAAACTACATTGTGTCAATAGAATTCATGTAGATACCGTTAGTGCTCGGCTAGAGAAAACTTTAGCCGAGATTTAATTATCTCTAGATTTTGGAAATTGCTATGTCTTCTGATAATAAAATACTTGAGTTCGAGGTAGTCCAGTATGATCTCTCTCGTAGAGTCGGCAGGCTAGAAAGCGATACAGCTGCCATGAGCAAGAGCTTGAAAGAGATTCAGGATCAAGTAATCGTATATAACACAAATTTAGATAGGTTTTGGCAGCATGAGTGGCCGACTGTCCATAAGTCTATCACGGAAACCAACGCAAAACTTGCAAGCTTTGCAGAAGCAGCCATAGATGAGAAAGTAAAATCTGCAGTAGAGGCTGAGCGCGGGCGTAATGAGAATGCAGCGAGACTAGCAGAGACTACACAGCTTAAAAAAGACGTAGAAAGTCAGAAGAACTTTTTAATGAAAATGGTGATGGCTGCAGCTGGCGGTGGCGGGGCTGCCACCATCTTAACGGAAGTGCTTACGGCTCTTTTTAAACCAGGATAACAATATGGCAGTATCAGACGAAGATCACAGAAAACTAAAAGCTAGATTAACTAAGATCGAAAGAACACTAAACGATCTTATTACTGCTACTAATAATTTAGTTAGCGCATTACAGGTTAACGAAGTTTTTACAGTGCTTCAGACAGACATTCAGTCTTTAAGTAGCGATGTTGCTGCGCTCACTACAAGAGTAGAGACTATAGAGTCTGAACCTTATGATGAGAACGGATAACGGTTCTCTTAAAAGAAGAAGGCCCCGTTTGGGGCCTTCTTCTTTATGCGGGCTTCAGTCTTCTGGGTTTCTAATTAAAGAAACTGCAGGAGGAAGCCTGGTCTTGTAAAGCTTCTCGGTTGAAGATTTCCTTGCCAGTTTAATATTCTCAAGAACGGAAATTCTACTCTCTTGTTTAGAGAGAGCCATTCTTAGTTCTTTAGTTTCAGCATGTAGAGTTTCTATCTCTACAAAGAGAGCGTCGATGTCAGCATCACTTACGGTGGATGGCATATTCACCCTTCGCTTTGTAGTTGGGGAGGAACTCCATGTAAGGTTCGAAGTTCTCAGACTTGTCGCTAAAAGTATTAGTGCTATCTACGATAGCCGTGATACCTTTTTTGTCTACGTCGATAGCGACAACGTGTTTATTGTTGTACACAGCATCAGCAATCATCTCAGCGAGGTAGTACTTTCTTCCTGGGTGTACCTGCCAGATAGGAGATCCATCTGGAGTAGCATCGAATTCCTGCATTTTTATTGCACGAGTCTTGAGTTTATCAGGCTCTTTTGCGAAGCCAAGACGAACTTCAAGGAAGAAGCGTGTATGACGAAGCCAGTTGTATATGGCAGCAGTTAGCTCTTCCTTGGTGGCGATCGAACCCTCCTCGGGATCCATCATACTTTTCCCGCCAGGGATTGTGAATCTACTAAGACCTTTAGGGGATCGTAGCTTTTTCTTTACGAGTGCCTGCTGATTGCCGACACCAGAATCTTTAGCTATGTCGTATTTAGTTGGTTCCATAGTTCTGTTAGTTCTCTTCTGATTATGTGTTGTGGATAATGAGTGTAGGCTATAACTTCATCTCTGCTGTAGCCTTGTTTGTACATCTCAAAGATGTAACTCTTCCATGAGGAGAGGCCTAGTGCGTTGATTAATAGATGATCTATTTCAGAATCACACCAAGGCTCTGTATACTCTTCTATATCCACCACAGGGACGTAGTCAACTTTCTTCCAGGTATTTTGGATTTGATTACGAAGTTTATATCGGAAGAGCACTGCTGCTACTTGAGCACAGCACCTTGGGTTGGCAAACCCAGTTTTAGATATCCAGTATTTAGACCTTACTAGTTCGATCAATAAATACTCTAATTCACTTTTCACAGAAGTGCCGCTCCCCTGTAGTGTGGATAGCCAGCTATTTATTAGTTGGCGGGGATCCCCCACTAACTCCAACCCCATCATCAGGAATTGCATTTGAGCCCCTGGTAATGGTTTTAGAGTAGTGAGTTCTTCCTGCCATTCATCTAACCAAGGCCCACAGATAAAAAAGAGTTTGTTTAAACTTCTCGTTTTATCTTTTCTTAGCGCTGACCATTCTTCTTCTAGCTCTTCAAAAGAGCTATTCAGTGGCATCACTTGATGTGGAAAGTCCCTGTTCTTGTATAGATGCATTATTCTCTCCAGCTAGTCGGTCTGCCAACCAGGCATTGAATAGAATTATCCAATCTCTATATGGCATTGTGACTAACATTTCTTCTCGGTCGTCTTTAGTAATTACTATTAAAGATCGTTCCTGTAAAGAACTTTTGATATCGGCCTTGCCTTGACGAATTGCATCTTTAATGTTGCAACGGATTTGTCGTTTGCATTCAATATGAATATCATCAAAGACTGGAGTGAATACATCTGCCTGCTCTGAGGCGCCGGCACGAGTCTGACCCAAGCCACGTTTGAAAGGTAGCTTCGTACTCTCTGTTAGGAGGTGCGCAATCTCTCTTTCGAAGTTGGCGCCTTTCATTCTGGCACCCTTACCTACACTAGCCATTACTCTACTCTTAAATTTAGTTTTGGTTTCTTGGGGTACTCAATAATTTCATCAATGATTTTCAGATCTTTAGCTTCCTGAGCACTGAAGTAGACTGAAGTTTTTCCGGCGAAGTGTTTATTCCAGTTGGTTTTACTGATCTTGGTACGCTTGCGGATAACCTCATTCATTGTTTCAAGACTCCAGGCGTAGCTCTGTAAAGATACAGCAGCTTCAGTCAATGAATTGTTTTCGTTGACACCAATTGGTTCATGATAGAAGAATCTGCTGTTAGGGAAGGAGAGCCGAAGGTCTCCAGCCTGAGCGAGCACAAATCCCCCTGAGAAAGCCATGCCCTGAGTAAGTGTGATAATAGGGCAGGTCACAGCACGAAGCATGTCGTAGATGGCCATAACCTGTATGATATCTCCACCAGGACTGTTGATAACTACCTTGATGAAATCATCACTCTCTGCTGCTAGTCGCTCCACTTGAGAGCAGATAGCGGAACCCATCACGGGCTCAATGGTGCCTCCGACAAGTACTGTGCGTGTACCCGGGCCGAACCCAACTAGAGTTGTTGGAGTCCAGTTGTCCGGACCGTCACCGGGGGTACCTTCTAGCTCTTCCTCTGGTTCACCTTCACACTCGTCTACTTTATTTAACATTTTTAATTTCACTCTGTATCTCCTGAGAGTAATAGCTCTTTCAATCTTTCGGCTGTTAGTTTTCCAGCTTCTTTGTATGAAATTACTTTATAAGTAAGCTCACTCTCTTCTGCTGCTGTTTGTTTATCGTGATCCCTTACTTTGCTTTTCAAGAAATCCTTATGGGCTATATTGTATTCTTTGTTTCCTCGGTTGGTGAACTTATAGTGTTGTGCACCATGAAGTTCTACAACCATGCCTAGATTTTCAATATACCAATCGAATCTATGGTTGGGGCTATAATAGCCTGGACATAAATCTTTTACAGGTACTTCCTGATAGCATTTCAGGCGTTTAAAGAACGGATCGGTAGCGAAGATTTTACGGACTTCATTATGGAAGTTGGAGTTACCTTCTATGATTTCAAATTGTGTTTGCCAGTGAGTTCTAGGGAGAGATTTTGACATGCTTAAACTCTCCGAGAGATAGACAGCCTCGATCGCGCAAGAACAAATACAAGTCCTGCCAGAGAGAGTCGTCTTCAATTCTCTTGAAGCATCCTGGGTGATGTATATCGACTTCTTCAATATACGTTTTAGTGTGTTTGAATTTATGAGTAAAGCACACATACTCATTGAAGCCACGTTTAATCGTGGCGAGGTGTATCCAAGGGCCGCCCTTAAAGATATTAGAGGGCAGTTCCTGACGCACATCATTTACTAGAATAAAATCAGTTCCGAATGAACTCATCTTTTCTCCCGGGAAAGCAGTTTAGTTTAAAAGGACACCGATACGCACAAGGTACTATGGGGTAGTGGTATCCTGTTTCAAGAGCCATTACTACTCTTTCAGTCGACTTAAGTTGAACCCCTGTATAGTCTGTGTCTCTTATTTCAGATATAGTAACCTCTCCAGAAGAGTTAATTTGAAACGCTATTATAGTGACTGTTGGTCTACTATGGTGCTTGGTCCCAAACTGAGCTACAGTATTCATTTGTAAGTACAAGACTGGGTCAGTTTCTACACTATGATTATAAGCATATGGCGTGAAGAATGGCACAACCAATTCTTTATTTTTTTGACGACGGAATATACCACTTACGTGTAGATCTATTGGGGTCTTCGAGACGACAACACGATGAGAGAGAGCCCCAATAACAGGTATAAGCTCTGTGGGATTCAAGGCTAACCATATAGCGTGTAGGGCATAGGTAGCCGCGCGAAGGAACTCCTGAGACTCAATAGGAGAGAACTTCTCATCTATGTTCTCAGCGACCCAGATGCGTCGTAGAGCGCTCTTAAAAGAAAGCGCAGGGTTAGTAATAGGCTCTCGTAGAGAGTAAGCAATCATATACTCTACGGTCTTCCGAACTATAGACTGAACTATAGTCTCTTCTACAAGACCCCCATAATGAAAGAACTGAGAGCACTTCACGAATGCTCTCAGTTCCGATTCCTTTAGGACTTTGCCTAAGGTAATGACCTCTTGCACGTTAAGACCAAGGGTTTGCTTTTGCCTTAGGGGACTTCGCCTCATCGGCAAGTATAGACTTGGAGATATGCTCGTTTAGAAACACGCGCTCAATGGCGTATTCCTTTTCTCTTGCTGTTTCAAGAGTCATATCTAGATAGGGTTCTTGACCTTTAATAGTCTTAATCCTTGCATTGAACTTAAGTATCCCCCGAGACATGAGAGCACCCCGGAGTTTATCTCCGGCATAAGTCAACATAGTTGGGCCAGTCTCAAGCCAATAGAATGTACGGTTAGCTCGAATCCATACGCCCCAAATTTCAGACGGCGGTTTATTTCCTATCATTATGCACCTAATGTAATTGTGTCGTAATCCGAGTAATTTGGATCTGTAATAATTAGAAGCTGACTCGGGACATAGCTTCCAAATCTGTGAATCAGACCCGGAGGAATGAGCCACCCAACCCCTGGGGTCAAAGAGTATCTATAGAAAGTCTTCTCAGAGTATACCTCTAGGATAATCACGCCCCCGAGGACTATCAACCTCTTCTCATTTTTAGTGTTGTACATAAGCGGAGTAGACTTTCCAGCTTCAAAGGAAGATATCCTCACAGAAGGAGAGTCATCCGAATAAGTAAGTTCAGAGCCCCAAGGAAGACCTTCATAGAAAGGAAGGATCTTCCCAGTAACACTCTTTCCAGCAAAGTGAGAAGCAGAGATACAGGGACCGAGAGAAGAGTTCTCTTCAGGATCCTCTAATGGGTTAATCACCTGAAGAGTCTCAGGGGAGAGATTCGCAAGACGAATCTCCTCAAGGTCTAATTCAGGGAAAGTAAATTCAAGAGTTTTCACGAAGTATCCGGGGTGAACGACCGCCGATAGAGGTAAGCTCTATCTTGGTATCGTCCTGAAGGAGTAAGTAAGGAGTGTAACCGAAGAGACTCATACAAAAGGCGGGACCACCTTGATGAGAGTATCCAGTGCCCATAGCCCGGGACTTCTTTAGATTGCCCCAGGAGTCCGAGTACCAAACGGTATCACCGGGGTAAACTTCCTGGCTATTCACATCGAGACAAAGGACTTGAGGAACGAAGTCAGAGTGACCATCAGACATCTATCTTTAACTCCCTAAGTCTAATATTCATGTTCATAGTCTCCTTCGTCTCTCATGCGTTCGAGTTCCTCAATCTGAGCCGAAAGCTCATCGAGTTCCTCGGCTTCATCTATACCTCGGCCGCCAAGAACATTAACAAAAACGTCCATGAGGCTCGTGTACTCCATGCGAAGTGTGCGAAGCTCTTCTGTTATTTCATCTCGCGTCATCAGTAACTACCGGCTGTATCCAATACCCAGTACTTTCTAGTCTGGGTATATATCGTTTAGACATAATACTTTCAATTGAAAGTACCTTTGTGGGATTAAGTGTGTCCTCGGCATAATAGATGCCCTCTGCTTCGTCGCGGCAATCCCAAATGCCTGAGATGTACTGTTCATTGGTTTCCTCATCTATGGAAATTTCCATAGCCAGGCCCAGGGGGTGGAGGAAGAGCCTATTGAGTTCATGGAGATAACCAGTATCTCTAAACTCTTTAATATTCATATATTTCATTTTATTTATATCTCGCCAAAGAACTTTAGTAATAGGAAAAAGGCTAGCACCGCGGCGAGCCCTAATCCGCAACAAAGTCCACCAAGAAATGTTAGCATCTAATTTCCTTTTAGTTTAATTATACCGGGGGGTCGGGGAGTTTAGGAAGGCGAAGGAACCAAATAGGGTCTTCACCATCACAATAGCTCCCGTCAATAACGAGAAAGCTTGTATCCTTCAGCCGGGTGATATGTCCGATGCGGCCATCGTCATTCATCCCCCAGCTAAACAGGACAGTTTCTCTATTTAGCGGCTCTGTGTCAGAGACCCTCAACCATCTACACTCCATAGCTTTTTCCTTTTGATTAAGGATGTGGGGCGGGGATGGAGGCAATAAACAGGGCGAGAGCCACTGCAAGCCCTACAACTATTACAGATAAGATAAATTCAATCATTCAGTTTCTCTATTTTTATGTTTGTGTGAATATTACCCTCCGCCCTCAGGATACGTATTATCGTGAAGATAGAAGATATAGAGCGAGAAGAAGTTTGGCCCAAATTGACCGGCCAGGAAATCGGCTATAGGCAGGACCGGATGAATAATACAGTTATGGACCACGGACCAGAAGTACCATGTGAGACCACGGGGGCTACTCATAGGACACCGTAACAGATAAAAAATCCAAACCAACAGAAACATCTATAATGTGAATGTGATTTAGGAAGGATCTTGGAAACATATTGAGGGCGCCAAGACAAAGGCATTTCATGGTCATGCCCCCAACCGGCTACCGTAGCCCAGCCATTTGGGATGTTCCCCACGCCGAAGGAAGCTTCCCATGCGCCATCTTTATTAGGACCAAAGGCATAAAGTATTCTGTAATTTTCTAGCATGTTTGAACTTCTTTCTCTAAATATATTTTCATAATATCGAGCAGTTGGTTGTAGTCCATCTCTGGGATAGCTTGCAGTTCTTTTACAAAGAACTGCTCATCGCAGAAATCGCTAGAAAGATATTCACTAATTATTTCGACCTCTCTAGGAGTTAGCATCTCTCTGAAATAAGAGACTACAATCACTTTTCTTGCGGTATCAAGGTCAGGAACGACTACTCTAATTTTTGTTTTTGTGACTGTAATAGTATCTACGGAGTATGGGTAACTCATATCAATCCTTGTTCTTTGTAGAATCTCTCAACTAGTTCTATTTGTGCTCTACAATCTGCCAACGGGTTATGCAGATTGGGATTCTCCGGGAAACTTTTATCCTTTAAGAATTCTCTGATAGTCCGAACATCACGCCATTCGCGGAACTTCCATGGAGGGGCTACGGAGAACTCTTTATAAAGTCCAGTCATGATTGTTTCATCGAAGTTAGGTGAGTTACCCCACCATATAGCTTGATCCCAGGTACCAGGCCCATAAATGACTGGGTTTACTCCCCAGCTCAACTCTTTAAGAGCTTGTAGCGTAGGGGTGCGGCGAGAGGGGATAGCCCAATGTGCTGCAGCTTCAGGTCGCTGTTTCATCCACCATTGAATAGTGGCGAAGTCTGCCTTTCGGTTTGGCTGGTCATCAGGGTCGAGTATCCATAGACTCTCTCGCTGGATCCCTCCCCCTGGCCTAAAGGCGACCAGGGCTATAGAGACCACAGAAGCGACTCTTGTATCTTGGCTCAGAGTTTCTATATCAAGCATGAAGTGTTGTGTTATCATTCTGTTGGTTTCTCTATTTTCATATGTTTGTAGGTATGATACTGGGCTGAAAGTTGTGAAGTTGTAGAAGAGTTTCCTTTATTTAAACAAGTAGCGAACCAGACATCGCCCAATCTATATACAAAATTAAGTGTTATGTATGGCCAACCCCCTTGGTCTTCAGAGTAGAACCAGTAGTAGCCTTTCTCTTTAGGGTGTCCGTTAATCTATTCTGAATTTGGCAATGAATTCCTCTCGTTCTCTTTTGTTAGTTAGTATCGCTGGCAAGTAGATTTCGTTTTCTTTTTGTTCTTTTTGCAAGCGCATTCCTTCTAGATTTTCTTCTGTCCCGGCTGTCATCTGGGGGTAGGCGGCGGCTAATTCTTCTGCTGAATAAGGTCCCCTGCGTAGAGATTTACCAGCTAGAAGTTGCATAAGTACTTCATGCTCGGCGGCGCTTAACACTACTCTATTCAATTGATAATCTCTAAACGCTTCCATACATATAGGAAACAGTTCATTCAGAATCTTTTCTATAGCCTGGGCGTAGACCTGGATTTCTAGCTGAGCGTGAGGGTCGAGGCGCTGCTTCAAGAGCAACATCCAATCACCAAGATTAGCTGTTACAACACCCTCTGTGTACTGACCCTGAGGGAGTACGGCGCGCGCCTGCTCTCTACAAACACCGAGATTAAGAAGCTCCTGGTAATTAAGTTGAGAGTTGTGATTAGCAGATTCGATGGCGATGAATGCATCTTCTTCTGCCTCAACATCAAGCTTACCATTACCGACCTGCTTGTTTCCTTGACCCTGCCCTCGGATATCCTCTGGGAGAGCCGGTGCCCACTTCTCATCAGGCATAACCGAGTAGCGACCACTCATCATATTCCAATGGAACCGATCATGGCGAATGAACTGATTATGGATGAAGATAGGAAGCCGCAAATGAAACTTAATCGTAGCCATGCTGAAAGGACTATAGTGTTCGTGGCGCATGAGGAATCTAATGAGATCACGATCCTCAGAAACCTTTCTGGTGCCTTTAGCGTAGCTAACTCTTGCTGCCTGGCTAATCGATTCGTCAGTTCCCATGTGGTCGATGTATTTACAAAATCCGTCGTTTAGTACTGGGATTGGTTTTTCAAGTTCATCTATATCTATTTGCATTTGCTTTATTAATCCTTGCATATTTACCCCTGGGTAAGGTTTCGGAAGCATCTGGGGCAGTATTCTTTTTTAGTCATTTTAAATCCTTTAGTATTCCAATGTTGATGAAGTGCCCGAAGGCACTAAGATTACAAGACTAGTGTTCAGCTAATTTTGCTACCAGCTCATAAGGCCGACCAGTGACTATACTGTCGGCACCTGCTGTGCAGAGAGCATCTTGAATTTCTCTTTGAATGAATTCGATCTCTCTCTGAAGGGCCTTAGTAGCATTTACATCATCAATGCTGGGGTCTCCAGTAAAGTCAATGTCAGCCTCTATTGCCCGATCTAATGTCACCAAGAAGGTGACATTCTGTTTCACTATACGTGTTTCCATTAAGCCTCAGCCTCTACTGTGTAGAGTTCCTCATAAGTTTCTTCTATGTCTTCTTCCATAGTTAGAGCGTGCTTCGACTCAAGTCGAGCTTCTTCTAGATCTTTCTCTACTAACGATACAGTGGATGAATCTAGGTCCATCATGATTTTGTTTTCAGGAGATTTGAAAGAAGTGATTTTGTTCTTACCAAAGACTAACATAAGTCTGGGACTCAAAGTTCCAGTCTCTCTGTTTAGCCAGTGGATAGTTGCATCGGCGCCGCGATCATTAAGGTCGTTATAGACATGAATGATAATGTTAGGTCGATACATCATTGCGCGAGCATCAGCGATATCATCGTTGACTGGGAGTTTCATCTTGCTAGTATCCATGGGCATGTTCTTTCTGTATTCAACAGTAGCGAACATTGCACAGTGATATTTAGCAGTCATGTTTTTCTGACTGGTAGCGATATTACGCATACGACTAGTTTGATCTAGTGCGGCGTAGTCTCCGTAGTTTGCGGTATTTAATTATGTTAATTGCAAGCAGAATGCTCACTTTCTTATGCTCTCGCATAAGTTCGGACTCTACCTTGATCATAGCACAATAGTGCCTTAGACCTCCTGATTAGAGTCTCTGAACCTTACGCCCGTAGGCGGCTTGGCTGCTGATTGCCCATTGTAATTGTGAGAGTCTGTTTCCACTCTCTCGCAATCCTTACTGTTGTTTCTGCTCTCGCAGCTAGTCTATTAGCCAGTAAGGCTTTAGGGGTTTCCAGCAATTTACAGGATTGTTTTACGGCGATTTCTGACGCCGTGCGGACAATACGTTTATCCGCAACTACTAAAATCTTTCTGTCAGGATATTTACTGCGAGCGTACTTGAGTTGTTTCTCTAATGGACTAAGAGTATTTCCATCTTCTGAATCGATAAGAATCAATCGCTCCTCAGCGAGCAGAGTACGTAGAGTTTCTGCTGCTCTTTGGTAGATAGCCCAGCCATCTTTCGTTTTAAGATTTCGATAAGGGTTGGCTGCCTCACCTATAGTTAGTTTAGGTTCTTCGGGCTGCCTTAGCATTGTAGCTATAGTTGCTATAGCTCTTGGGGCTACTTGGGTATATGAATCGTCAGTCCAATGCATAATAACCATTGCGAATGGATCATGCATTGCAACGTCTATACCTAGTGAGGTGGTAACGGCAGTCTTACCTGCGTTAGCACGTCCGCCAAAGTATACTAAGTTTCCATCAGTGGCACTCATACCGCCGCTAAGAGCGGCGCCGAACCTTCTAAAGAATCCAAATTGAAACTCACTAAGATTCTTATCAGTAGCTGAGGTTGCTTTTACTTCCTCTAGCGCATCAAACCGACCCACCTGATGTCCAACACCCATAGTAGTCTTCTCGTATTCTTTATTGATTTCCTCAATATCAAGTTCATGTTGGGTTAGGGCGGTAGTCAGGTTGGCAGGATCGCTACTAACTGCACGCATATACTTCTGGGCAGCGCCCTCAAGGCGCTCACGTCGCTCCTGCTCTTTCCCGTCTCTAATAGCAGAGACATCCTGAGTAATACTCAGATAAGAAATTCCAGTGAAATCAGAGAGCTGTTTTGTTAGAAGCTCTCGTCTAATCGCTGAAGTTTCTGCTGCGATTAAAGGGACCATAGAGTTGCAGACATCATCTGGCGTTGCTTTATCAGAGATTCTTGCTAGAGTCCACTCGAAGGCACTAGTCAACGATAGGCTCAGAAAAAGCTTTCCGTCTTTCTGGCCCGCGATAAGCTCTCCCGGATCCTTTGCTCCGTTAGATGGAGCACTAACGACAGAGCAACTAACACCTGGAGCGAACTTTATTTCGTTCATTAGGATGCGCTCAGTTGCCGTTGTGCCCGCTTCGTCCCAGTCCAGGCAGAAGTATGCCTGCCTGATCCCAAGCATCTTTAACAGGGCAAGGTGCTCACCAGTGAAGGCCGTACCACAAACTGCTGCTACGTTATAGATTCCAACTCTATGCAAGGCTGCTAGATCCCCTGGGCCTTCTACGATGTAGAGGCCATCTTTCTTGGCACCAGCCTTAATGGCAATATCGATTCCAAGAAGGATCTTTTTCTTTTCATAGATAGCAGATTCATGGGAGTTGATATACTTCGGGCCGCTCTTCCCAAGATTTCTCGAGATAAGTCCACAAGGACGACTACGATGATCCTTTACAACAAAGGTAATCATCTCAGTACTTACAAAGTCTGTAACACCAGTACGAATTAACATACTGCTGGCTATGTCTTGCATAGACCAGCCAAGCTCTCGTAAGCGAGCAGTCAGCTCTCCTGGATCGATAGAGCCGATAGTAAGTCTGTCTTGACTCCAGCCCCGCTCTTCGCAGTAGCTTTTAACAAGATCTGTATCTGTTGCTTCAATGATATTGCTAATATCATTTGCTAACTTAAACAGCTTCGCCTTCTCTCTATCTGCTGAACTTACTGCACCAAGCTGGATCTCTAAATCTAGCTGCGCAGCCAGGGCGGGAAGTGTCTCGAGAATGAACTCTGAGCCAGTGGAGGGAAGGTTCTCAATCACCTGTGCTGCGCGGAAGATATCGAAATCCCCACACCCACTCCAGCATCTTACGGTCTGATACCCACTCTTTGGATTGTATGAACAGCTAGGATTCTTATCCGAGTGGTTGAAGCAGTGAAATTTACCTTTGACGTTTCCTGCTTCATTGCCTAGGTGCTTCTCAAGATAAACCGAAAGCTTTGGGCGCAGCGCGGCCATAAGGTCATCTACGTTATTTATAAATGCCATTTATATTCTCTTTATTTTAAGTTTGCGTGATCTAGACTTTCAATCTGTCCGGCATGTGTAATTTGTATGAACTCAACGTTATACGGTTTAAGTTGACTTAAGGACTCAAGCCCAAGGTAAGATAGCGCAGAAGAAACTCCGCCCCTATATTTCATTACAATAGATTTTACAGTATCCCCTCCCCAAGACATCTCAGATGTGCTGGCGCCTTCTGGACACCAAGAGGCTTCGCCCTTTTGATCTATTTGGAATTCTGCACTAGCTTGTCCACGATAGGTTTTTGTATAAACCTTAGGCATCCTGTCGGCCATTGGCCCACAGATTAACAGGTTTGAATTATCAACATACTGTTGCAATTCCCAACCTGGGCTTTCAAAAGCCTTTGAGAATTCACGGCCCATCATTATGCCACTAGCTCCAGCGGCTAAACATTTAACTGCATCGCCAGGGGTTTTGATTCCACCATCTGCGATAAGGGAAACATTTCTTTTTAGCTCGGGTCGAAGACCGAGGCGGCATGAAATAAGGTGTATAGACGTGATTGTGGGAACCCCAACTCCTGTCATCAGACGGGTGGTGCAGGCAGAGCCTCCACCGATACCAACCCTAAGGTGAGTATAGCCCCAGAGGCAACAGTCCTCCGCAGCAACAGCTGTAGCTATAGATCCGCTCATTAACCCTTTAATAAAGGGAAGCTCTGCTCTAATAAACTCTGCAGCATATTTTCCGGAGACAGAGTGACCGTGAGCGATATCGATCGCTACATTAAGCTCTGCTCCTTCTGGAAGTGATGCAGCGCAATCATCTATAAAGATTTTTAGATGTTCTTTGGTAGCTCCTACCGCAAAGAAAGCAGGTGTGGAGTGGAATTCCTTAAGGCATCTTCGTCGCTCTTCTTCTGGCAGGAACCTGCTGATCACTGGAATCTCTCCCACTTCGAGCATGGCTTTAGCTAGCCAATAGCCTGTTACTCTATCCATCGGGGCGGAGTAAATGAAGGGGTGGAGTTTCGCCTCACTGCGACTTAATAACTTTCCTAGTTTTGGAACAAGGAGAAGGTCATTACAAGCTGGGTTATTATTAAAATTTGTTGACATAAATTCTTTCACCATTTTCACCGGGGATATCTCGAGCGCGCATAGCTATGTCTATCCACTGCCCCTGTCGGGGAAGCACTTCCATAACACAGGCCTCGTAAGGTCCCGTAAATTCTATCCCCTCTGTTTCGAGAATAGTTTCTGTATAATCCATCATAATAGCTGAGGCTTCAGTAAGAGATAGGTAGGGGCCAAAAGTTTTAAAGATTTGGTCCGCACCTATTTCTCCCTGAACATAAATCAAGAAGAGCGTATCCATTTATAGTTCCTTGGGTGTTCCGTCACTTGAGTAACAGACTGTACGCCATGGACAATACCCACATTGATAGTCTCCCTTTGTTGGGAGTTTCAATTCAACTTTAGGTTTATCTCCGGCGCTAAGTCGTTCTTCGTTTTCTAATTCTCTTTCTTTAATCTTTTCTATTTGCGTTCTATCGGTTTTATTCAGATCACCAAAGATTTCAGGATCTTCAAAATCTGTACGATCATATTGAAGTTTGAAGTCTCTGGCCGGGATAACCCCTGATAGAACATGTTCCGCAATAATAGCGTATTGTTCTAAAACGCTATTGATTGTAATTGGGGATCTGGTCCATTCGGTTCTGTTTGGAGCGACCCCTTTGTACCAGATGGAGATTATCCCATCCGTATCCTCTTCGGTACGAATTGCATATTCTCCATACTTCCCAGTACCTCTGTCTCCATAGATTAGCCTACTGTTCCCATAACCCTCGTCCGCAGATGCGACCCACCAATGATAGAGCGCAATCTGTATTAAGTTTTTATCTCGGGGTGTTCCGAGCTGGCCCTTGCGGCGCTCCGCATCTGTACCTATGACACCATCAGCCCCATAAGAGTAGACAGATTTCATCTCGCTGATACAGAGTAATCCGGTTTCGGGATCAATAGTAACTAAGTCTTCTTTGCCGGAAACATTATGACTTCTAATGTAAACAGGAACCTGTG